ATATCAGTAAAGGTTTCTATTGTGTCATGTCCAAAGATAGTACATGGACAATCCTCATCTGCTTTTGAAATATCTTGCCATGCTTCAAAAGACTTTATAAAATCAATATCTCCATTTTCTTTTTCCATTAGTACTACCTCCAAAACTTCGGGTTGTCTCCCGTTAGTGAATGGATCACCTCCTTCAGAAGCGTTATTAGGACTATATAGTTTACACCAATCATCGGCATGTACTGCACCAGTAATAAGTTCACAGAATTCTTCGTTAACGAAATATTGACATGACTCACAACTTATTCCAGCATTTAATTCTGGTTCCGTTGCATGACGTAATCCTGCTTCTTGAGGGCTTATTTGATCATCTCGTTTCTCTAGCTTAACGAGACAACTGCCGTCTATACAAGAGCCTACGGGAGTTGCTAGACTCTTTAATAATTCAAAGCCAGCCCCCTGATTAACACCTTTTTCACAAACTGTGACTTCAGCAAGTTCCATTTCATCAACTTGCATATACGGCATTAAACCTTTTGTCATATTCTGAGTCTTAGTAGCTGATCCTGCTATTGAATAACTTTTTAATTTACCTTCATTAATCTGAGTTTGCACTCTTTGAGCAATCTTCGTATCATCTCGTATCTCACAAATAAAATATAGTCCTTTAGTATCCACCCCACTTTTAAATATTTGTCCTGCCTTATTAATATAAGCGGGTAACGCCCATCCAACTTGTACATCTGAATGTAAGACCATAGCATTTCTAGTACGGAAGTTAGCCATGTAACGTTTAAAGGCAGTCGCTAATGCATTAGTAGTAATCATATGACCTTCACGATCAATAAGTTCTACGGATGCAGGGCCACCAACAACGAGGGGATCGAGATCAAATGCTGCTTCAGTATATTCAGGAGTATCAGGAAAGGCACGAGCAAGAGTAATAGTCTCAGCTTTAGAGGCAATTCCAGCCTGCCACAGCCTTTGATATTCCTCTAAGGCATCTTTGATATCTTCAATAGTAGTACGTCCTGATTGAGCTTTTTCAAGAAAAATAATTTCAGCATCGTCAGTAGCCCAACTATACATAGTAGTTTGATCTTGAGTTGTTGTTACCATGGGTTACCTCCTATATGTTAAAAGTGAGTACCCCATATAACTCCACTAACAGTTGGCGTTCCACTAGCTGAAATTATAGAAACTTTCTCTCTAAAATCTAAAGGCCAATTAGTTTCAAAGGTTGCTCCTGCTGTAACAGGAATGCCTGTAGTTGCTGTAGCAGTTGTATCAAAAGCCACGTACACTACTTCAGCACTTGTACCAGATTCATTCTTTATCTGAATACCTTTTATCCCTGCCATATCAGGACGCTTCAAAGATGTAGAAGCGTTTGCAGTTCCTGTCCATGAATGGTTTAATCCTATATCACCGTCCACATACGTTGATACAACATTTGTATCTTCTCGTACTTCAAACATAAATTTATCAACCCAGAAACTTATATTGTGCTGAGTAACGGTAGTCAGATATATTCTATATGTGACTCCTGATGTACTAGCAGGAACTTCATAAGATGCTGTAACTCTTGTCCAACCCGCTGCCAAGTTAGAACTTCCAGATGTCGCTAGCACTGTAGTTCCAGCAGCATTTCTAATCTCTAATTTAACAGCACTTGCAGCAGATGCTCCTTTATGTTCTATCTGAGCAGTAATATATTGTGCATCAATATCAAAAGGAACTACTGGAGTTGTCCAATAGAATCCTTCCCCAGCCACGCTATTAGATGGATTTACGTTCATAGAATATACACCCGCAGCGGATGCTTCCGTAGCAGTCGGGACATGTGTGAGCGCAGAACCAGTTAGAATATAGGTTCTATTTGCTGCGGCAATACTCGTTGAAAATGTATCTAATTCAAAACTGGGATTTGTTATCCAGTTAACTGCAACTTCTTTTTGTGATATTGTCTTCAGCGTAGATGCTGTAGTAGAAGTTGCTGTTCTAAAGGGAGTATATTTATTGTATGGATGAACAGATTGTCTAGTTGAGGAATCTATTTCCCATCCACGGGAATCGGTATGTCGTTCATTTGCCATAAGAATTTCTCCTCGTTAATCCATATATTTCATGAGGGCCACAAAGCTTCCCATAACAGCAGAAGTATGTAAGATGAGGATTCCTAATGCTACCATAAATGTTTTTGCTCCATATACCTTATGTCTCCACATGTTAATATCTCTAAGCTCATCATTAACTCGCTCTAAGTTTGCACATAAACTATTATTTAATGCTGTTTGACTTTGAATATAAGTATCCAATCTTTCCATATAGACTGCTAAAGTTACATCAGTGTCAGTCAGTTTAGATGGCATTACTTTTTAATCCTCCAAAAGATGGTGGAGGGATGAACTTAATCACCCCTCCACAATATAAAACTAAGCGTTCAAGTCAGTAATTTTGGCCTGAACAAATATGTTCTTGCATCGCATCTCTGCCATCGTATAGAGCAATCCCCGTACCACTAGCGCATTAACTGCGAAGTAGTCACGGTTCTCAACGTACTGAGTAGGCTGTGCAACGGCAATCTCAAGATAATCTGTATCTAAGACATACACGTTACTTCCTAATACAGCATCGTTGCTAGCTACCGACTTAGGCACATCCGCATCTGGAAGGATGGGAATGCCCTGATAAGTAGCTAATACTAGACCAGTGCGAGTACCGGGGAAGGTTCGCTCTGAACCAACACCGACCTGATACTCTTCCTGTCCCATGTAACGCTGATTAACATTCAACAGACGCTCCATGTTAAAGTACTGATCATGCCCCAAAAGAATTAGCTTAGGCTCACCGCCATTTTCCCTAATCTTCTGGATTGCTGCATCTACATAGTCGAGGCTGAAAGCCCTGCCAGTACCTGAACCGCTCCCAACATAAGCAGCAGCATCCCAATCACCCGCTGTCCTGCCACCTTGAGTGAAGTTATAAGCCCTGACATTTGTTCCACCAGCGACATTGCCTGTTGCGGTTGCATCCTCGGCAATAATATCGTCAATAGAAGTCAAGCCAGCACGACTGTAGATAGAAACTGCATCCCCGTTTGCGAATGTTCTACCAGCCGCAACGGTAACAGTTCCCGCAGAGACAGCAGACACGGCTGAACCAGAAGTGCGGTCAAAACCACTAGCACTGATATCAGTCATGCTTACTGCATCTCCAACTTTAAAATGCTTACCAATAGATGAAGGGACAATGAACGTTGTACCATCGGTACCATTCCCGGTTCCAGCCCCTCCTGATACTATGTAAGCGGAACCCGCTAGGAGTTCTTCGTTAATTTCTTTTACGTGATCAAGCTGTGCATTCTCGTTCTCTAACGCTAGCACATCTCCGACACCGCCTTCCAACTGCGCCGTAAAGACTGACTTTACGGAAGCTCCAAAGGTCGTTGCCACAATACGAGGTAGACTAGATACTTCCTCAATATTAGAAATGTTAACTACTGGTAGATTACCGACTTCTGTCACAGGTCGGGAACGCCCCGCACCCCTGTCTGTCCTAACACGCCAACCAGCAGTGTTACCCCACACAGTTCGTGGGATAGCATTGAAGAAGCGTGTCTGGTTATTCAGGGCTTGCCACACTTTTCGTCCATACGTGGTATTAAAGATACCAGTAGAAGTATCAACCTGAAAGTACGACTGTTTCATCAAGTACTCTGGGCCGAAAACTGACTGATACAACCCACGCTGAGACTGAGCGAGATATTCGCTTAGTGATGGATTAGCCATGATATTTCCTCCTTAATAATTTTAGATTCATGTTTACCCAAGAAGTTCCTGTGGAACTCCATCGGTGTTGCCCATTTCAATTCGGGCTTGTAGCTCACGAAGCTGCTTGTAGGACAAGTCCATTAACTGTTCTACCGTATCGGTAGCGTCCTTCTTAACGATGGGAGTAGCCCCATCAGTACCAAGCGGCGTGTCCATTATCGTTGGACGCTGTAGACCATTCTCTTCACGGAAGCCCATCTTGCGTAAACGACTTTCAGTTTCCTTAGTAATCGCTAACTCCATAGACTTCTCATAATTGGCAATCTGCTTTTTCATAGCTCGTAGCTCTTTTGCCATTGAACTAATCTCAGGGTCATCAGGATCATCTTCCTCTTCTTCAGCGGGATAGTCTCCCTCTTTTTCCATTCCTTCCTCGATATCTTCCTCGTCCTCTTCATGACCGGGAACATGAGTCTTCATGTATCCACCCTTAGCTGCTTCTATAGGCTCTTCCTCTTCTTCCTCATCACCACTCTGTTTACTAGACCCACTACTACCTGTTAAGTCCTTTCTCATCGCCTGAATAGTCGCTTGCTGATCAGCAATATTAGACTTTAGATTAACAGCCTTTTCAGCATCATCAGCATTGCCAGCGGCCTTACCCGTTTTAGCAGCACTACGAACCTTTGTGCCATCAACATCCATTCCATTATCCGATAA